TGTCAGCCCAGACTTTACAGCCTATGACAAGAAGATAGCCTTGCTTGAAGAGTCTACAGCTAAGGTAAACGACTACACAAGAGACATCAAGAATGACATCAAGAACGATGTTCGTCGCCTAGAGAAGGTGGTAGAGCAGGTTGAAAGAGACGGTAAGCAGTTGTCTCGTGAGGTTGACAAAGACCTCCGTGAGATGCGTAAAGAGACTGACAGCAAGATTAAAAGAGCATTAGATAACCCATTGGCAAACAAGGAGTAAGTATGTTTTCATTAATATCAACACTAGGTGGATTGTTAGTATCAGGACTACCTAGTCTATTAGGTTTCTTCCAAGACAAGTCTGACAAGAAGCATGAGTTAGAACTAGCTCAGATGCAGACTGACAGAGAACTACAGATGATGGAGAAGGGCTTTATTGCTCAATCCAAGGTAGAGGAAATCCGCACAGACCATATAATGATGGAAACTGATGCTGAGATGACTAAGGCTGCTTACGCTCATGATGCTAAGGTTCTTGAAAAAGCTGCTCCTTGGGCTTCTACATTCGTAGCTACTGTGCGTCCTGTAGTTACTTACTTGTTTGTGGCTGAGTTGTTTATCATTAATGTGGGTATTGGTGTCTATCTATTTAACCACGCTACATTGATTACCAATGTTGATGACTTCCTAAAAGCTACTGAGATGATATTCAGTGAAGATGAGATGGCTATGCTTGGTGCTATCATTGGCTACTGGTTCGGTTCTAGGGGCTGGTCTAAGAAATGAAAGTAAGTCAAAAGTGTATAGAACAGATTAAGAAAGATGAGGGTGTTCGTAACAAACCTTATCAATGTCCTGCACTTTTATGGACGGTTGGGGTTGGTCATGTTATTGACCCCAATCACGCTAAAGTTCCATTGGCTGATAGAAAGGCACTACCTATTCCTGCAGGTTGGGATAGGATTCTAACTTCAATAGAGATAGATGAGATACTGCGTACAGACCTTAACAGGTTTGAACAAGGTGTCTTGCGTCTGATTAAAGTGCCATTGACTCAGGGACAGTTTGATGCCTTGGTGAGCTTTAGCTTCAATGTAGGATTAGGTAACTTACAGAACTCTACATTGCGTATGAAGGTCAATAGAAGCGAATATGACGCTGCTGCAGAGCAGTTCTTAGTTTGGACCAAAGCTGGTGGTAAAGTGCTTCCTGGCTTAGTTAAACGACGCACACACGAGAAAGAGATGTTTGAGTCATAATTTCCCTATCGGTAACTTTTGCCTATTATTTAAGCAAATACTGTCTTTTATTACCGTTCGGGAAAGTTTATGCAAATCCTCTTTTTAAAAGTAGAATTACATAAAAAAGACAGCCCCGATTAGAGGGCTGCCATAAAGGTCTCGGAAGGAGACTACACAAGGAAACTAGATAGAGCAACCACCTGCTGTGCAACTTAGCATTTGAGCTCCTTCGACATTGTCGTCATACTCTTTGAAGTTACTCCAGTCTACTGACTCTGGAACTAACATTCTAAGTTGATTGTATTGCTCTTGAGTGCATTCTTCATAAGGTGCTTGCTTGTAAGTGCCACCATCCATCGGCAAGAACGACACACCAGTAACTTCATCAAAGTGTTTGTAAACCCATGCTCCCACATCCATCCACTCATGCTCTTTGACAGAGATAGTCACAGACGGTTTGTGCTCACAGTAGTGTCTCTGAAACAACAACCATAACTTCAAATGTTGTAGTGCAGACAAGTCATCACGCAATAGAGCATTATCAGCCACAGCAACAGGGAAACTAAATACTGTTGTTGAATCAGGCTTCATCACGCAAGGCTCTGCAACGAATCCAGACTGAATCATGAACTGTGTTAGTGGGTCTTTATTATCAGCACGCACCCGACGAATATAATACTTGCTATGTTGAGGGTGAATGCCGCTTGCAGTAGAGCATAGCTGACTGACCGTTCCTTCTGGCTTGACCGCTGTAACAGCCACAGAACGATTGATACCGACAGCATCAGCGAACTCAGTATTAGTATTAACTGCGACATCTTTTAACCTTTCTAGTCTTGCTGGTAAGTCAGCATCATCAGGGTTATTCAACAGTGCGTTATCACAGATACCAGTCATAGACACACCTAGTAGTGCTTCTTCTTCGGTGTTCTTCTGCCAAATCTTACGCAAGTAAGGGAAGTTAGTTAGCGTTGCTTGAAAAGTCCCAAGAATTGATGCGACACGAATTTTACGCTCCAAAGAATCCATATCATCATCGCTGCGAACAATACAGCTAGATAGATTACAGAACTGATAAGGACGAAGAATAATCTCACTACAAGGATTTGTACCAAAATCGTAAGTATCGTCCCTACGACCGTTCTTGGCTGCTTGTTTCTGTGAAGCATCACGACTGAAGATTCCTCTCTCACCTGAATGTGATTCATAGATAGATGTCCATTCACGCATGAACTGACCGATGTACGGCTTCTCTTTGTAGACAGCAGAGTTGTTAGCTAATGCTCGTTGTCCTTGACCGTCCCACCAATTACCTGCCTTAGCATGAGCCATCTTGTCATCAGACAAGTCAGACAATGAAATCATTGCACTTCGTCGTACTCCGCCCACAACAACAACTTCCCCGATTTTGCAGAGAATATCATGGCATTCGAGTGATGATAAACGCCTACCAGTTGCCCCTTTGAACTTGGCAACACAGAACTTATAAAGCTCTTCCAAAGGTCCAGGTCCTGACGCTCTTCCACCAAATGTTTTAAGTCTAGCTCCAGCGGGTCTAACTTTTGATACATCGAACCTTGGAATCTCACCAGAATATAAAAGAGCCAAGAGCTGTCTAAGCGATTTTGCCCATCCTTCTTTAGAATCCGACACAGCAATAGTAGTCTGACTAACAAACAACTGGTCTGGGACTTCAGGTAATTTATTAACATATTGTTGCTCCACTGAAAAACCTACACCTGTACCGCATAGGAGGATGTACATAGCTTCGTCAAAAGCTTTAGGGTCATCAATCGGTAAGTAAGAACAATTGAATGCAGCCACATTCTGACGGTCTAGTGCTGGTCCTGCAGTCATGATAGCTCTCATAGACGGCATGACTTCTAAGTTGTTTACTGCTGTTTCTAGTTCAGTACGAAGTTCTTTAGTTAAGACATAGTTCTGTTTGTCTCTAAGATGTTGCTCCATGAAATCAAAGTATCTTGCTACGGTTTCATTCCAGTGTTCTCTACGACCTACATCGTCAAGGTAGCGACTGTATCTTGATTTAGCGATGAAGTTGTTATACGGACTCATTGTGTATTGTGTCATTCTTATAGTACTTCCTTTTCTAGTTTATCGGCATTGTCCTCAATTCTCTCTGAGAACATTTCTACTAAGTCTTCGCTGGTGATATTCAACAGCTCCAACAAAGTTATTTCATCAAGCTCGATTAGACGCTCTTTAATCTCGTGCAGCAATAATGGCATCTTTCTCTTTCTTAATTAAATACTCTAAATAGTGTTTAGCCTTTTCAAGGTCTTCTACACCGTTCTTATGTGGGTATCTTAACACATATTTGATAATGTTGCCAGCCCAGTAATTAAGCTCCCATTCTTCAATGATTTCCCAAGGCTGACAGGCTCTCTTGTAGTGGTTTCCACCAACTTGACGAGACATCACATCACCTTGGTCTTCTAAACCCTTGTAATACTCTCCTAAAGTAGGCATCGCTACTGGTGATGAATACATATTATGATTTCCGCTCATTAAGCAACCCCTTTGATTTTAATACCTTTCTTGACAGCTGTAGTCCCTTGACTCCACGAACCGCAATCACGGCATTGGTATCTCTGGTATGTTCCTGTTGTTGCCAAAGAGAATCCACGCTTCTGTATCTTCGACGAAGCACAGCTTGGGCATACATGATTGTCCGTATTAAGATTGCGATTTGGAAGCGATTTAATCCAAGGAAGAAGTTTATAGTAAAGCTTTTCCAACAAGATGACATCCTGGATGTTGTACTTTTCCATACGACTCCAAGCTGCACTATCTTTGTCCATGCACTTAAGCCAGAGTTCAAATCCTTCATGCTCCACCTTCTTTCCTAATCCTAGTTGCTGTGAGACATAATCTAGTTTGTTAGAAGTAAACCTAAAGTTGCTCCTAACAGTACGCAGTAAGTCAATTTTCTTAGAAGGAGATGGTGGATTAAGATTATGAAGTAAGAATTCCTTGTTGAGAATAGGTAAGTCGAACTTATTGCCATTATAAGTAACAAGACCGTCTGCTTGGTCGATAAGTCCATGTATACCTTTCAGCATATTCTTACGAGATGATTTATGAATAGAGTCAAACACAACTTCTTTATCACCGAGCCACTTAGCACAGTAACAAAGAACTTGTGATGAATCTATCATTTGATTGATGCCGATGTTCTGGTCGAATAGACCCCACACATAGGCGGAGTTAGGACTTGTTTCAATGTCAAGCAATAGTATACGCATTATTTAACTTTCTTTTCCCACTGATAGACAAACCAAGGACCTACAATTTCTAGGGCATCAACAACCTTTTGGAACTGTTCTAAATCTTCCTGCCCCCAATTCTTGTCTTTAATGTCTTTCTTAAGTGCGATTGCTGTACCGATAAGACGAGCTGCAACAATCTCATCACAGAAGTCATTATCAACATCTAGTTTAATTTCATTCATCATTTACCCCGCCATCATGTCAAATAATACTTCAGCATCAATCACCGCTAAGGGTGCTCTGCCATTTTGTTTAATAATCACGATTGGTTCGTACTTACCGTGGGACTTAGCTTGGTCGTAGTAGTTGTACACCGCTACCTTAGCTAATGACTTGCATTCAAACACTGCTGGTATTTCTTCCTTAGCTGCTTGAGACATAACGACATCTTCACCGTGAGAACCCATCGGACAGCTTCTAAGGTCAAGCTCTGTTAACTGTGGATACCTTTCTAACAGTTGCTTTACGACCCACTTTTGTAGGTTTCGTCCCTTTGCTTTGGCTGATTGTGTCTTCACGAGCTAGTACCTTTCTATTTTTAATCCATGCTTTCGGGATGTGCATTCTTGCGTTGGTTTGGTCAACAGACCAGGTAGACGCTAAACAGACTGCTTCATCTGTTTCGTCAACTAAATAACCTACAGTGATGCAATGATGTATCTCTGCTTTTGTCTTAGACTCCCAACCAACATCAGCAACAGCATCAATCCACGACACCTGAATTATCTTTGGGGAGGCTGCCATACATCTCCTTCTTTCCGCTGTAGGTACAGCAATTGTCCATTCTCTAGCACTCGTTCAATATTACCGTCGTAAGCCTTTAGAACTGCGTCATACAGCTCTTCAACAGTTGTACAGTCTTTGAGTAGCTTAGTCCCTTTAGCAGGACCAATGCCCTTTAAACCTTCAATGTTGTCGACTCTATCGCCAGTAAGAATTTGTAGGTAGAAGCTGTGCCAACCAGCGAATTCAGAGACATAATA